GTTTCCCAGTCACGATCGACGGGGGTCTTATGTACAGTAAGATAATGAGCATCGTCCGTGCGTTGAATCCGATAGAGCAGGAGCTGTTCCACTTGTCTTTGGTTCAGGAGATGACAGTGATGCGAATCTATAAGACGATAAAGTCTAAGGTCGACTATGATACAATAAGTTATCAGAAGCTTCTGCAGATGGTCAAGGACCTTAAAGCAAAAATAAAAACACAGCTAGAAAATGATAATGATTAATCTAATATTAGGTCTTGCAGCACTCAGTTACTTGTTCGCAGTAGGAGCAGAGCCGGTACAGTGGGTTAAGACCTGGTTCCACGTTGGTCCAGACTCCGAGTACGAGAACAAGGTACAGTGGTTTTTCCTTAAGTTGTTGAACTGCCCGCTATGCAGCGGGTTCTGGATAGGACTGATCTGCACCAATGACCTGTTGTTAGCAGGAATAATAAGCATCTTGGCTGAGTATATAAATGTAAGGCTGCACTAGTTGCAAAACCGCGTACTAAACAAATAATAAAACAATGGCACATTTACCACCACCAGTTAGAATACAGCATGACGAATTCATAACTCGCATGACTGCATTTTTCATTAAGTTTCCAGACGAGCACAGATCGATTGGTCCGTATGACGTTACCGAGATGTTCCTGCTTTACAATGATCGACTGGTACCACGTGAGACGGGCAAGAGCTGCTCAGGTTGTAGGTCTCGAGTCTACAGAAGACTTAAGGCACACTGGACTGAATTAAACACACCGACCAATGAAGGATAAAGATAAGATAGATAAGGCCATTCAGGCTGATATGGACAAGGCTGCGAGGTCTATAGACATAGATAACATTTACCAAAGTTCACAAAAACTGGTGTTTGACTATGAATTTACGCCTAAACAACTGGAGTTCCTGGTCAATTTCGTGGCCATGCGTTTCCATATAACAAAGGTTTGTTTGAAGGTCGGCATCTCACGTAGGGCATTTTACAACTGGTGCAACGAAACTCCTGGGTTCAAGGAGACAATAGAGGACTTGGAAGAGGGTCTTATCGACTCGGCCATCGACTGTCTAGAACGTGCCATGGAATTAGGTGACTCTAAGTCTGCCCAGTTCCTATTGAAGTTCAAGGGCAAGAAGCGCGGGTTCAACGAGAGCCTGGACATCACATCCAATGGAAATACGATAGCACCTATCCAGATAAACATAATGCCTCCATCTACGGAAGACGATGAGTAAGGAACCGATCATAATCAATTTCGCACCGTTCAAGAAGCAATGGAAAGCTCTACAGTTCCTGCTCGACGATTCCACTACGGAGATCCTATACGGTGGAGCCGGTGGTGGTGGCAAGTCCTACCTCGGCTGTGCCTGGCTGGTTATGATGTGCAACAAGTGGCCGCAGTCACGCTGGCTCATGGGAAGGTCCAAGCTGAAGTCTCTCAAGGAAACAACACTGAAGACGTTCTTCCAGGTGTGCAGGGACTTCAACATCAAGGGTGACGGTGTTCACTACACCTACAACCAGCAGTCTAATTCCATTCTATTCGCTAACGGGTCCGAGATAATACTCAAGGACTTGTTCTACTATCCGTCCGATCCAGACTTCGATAGTCTAGGATCCTTGGAGATCGCTGGTGCATTCATAGATGAGGTTGCCCAGGTTACGCAGAAGGCTGTAGAGATTGTCAAGTCTCGTATGGGTAAGCGCTACGAGGATGGCACAGAGATCAAGCCCAAGCTGTTCATGAGCTGCAACCCGAACAAGGGCTTTGCATACAAGGAGTTCTACAAGAAGTCCAAGGATGGAAACATGGAACCTGGAAAGGTCTTTGTTCCTGCGCTTTCTACAGACAACCCACATCTTTCCAAGGGCCGTCTCCAGTCGTTGCAGAACCTGAAGGGCATCGATCGCAAGAGGCTGCTGCTGGGTCTGTGGGAGTATGAGCAGGACGAGAGCTGTCTTATGGACTACGATAACATAGTAAGCCTGACAACCAATCATCACATCATAAATAAGGACGCCACTGGTCGTATCACGTCTACCAAGACGCACGATAACCGCGAGCTGAAGGATAGATACATCACGTGTGACCCGGCTCGTCTGGGCAAGGATAAGACAGTCATCTGGGTGTGGCACGGTTTGAACGCTTACAAGAAGCACGTCCTCAAGGGATACACCACCGACCTGGTGGCTGCGTTCATAAAGGGACTGGAGTCTGCTGAGAACGTACCGAGGACCAATGTTATAGTTGACTCTGACGGCGTGGGTGGCGGTGTGGTGGATCAGCTCAAGGGCTGTGTAAGCTTTGTCAACGGCGGCCGACCGTTCAACAATGAGAACTACATGAACCTAAAGGCCCAGTGCTACTACAAGCTGGCCGAGGTGATCAATGACAAGGATCTCCTGATCTCTGCCGAGCTTGAGGACAACGAGGACGACACCATACGCGAGGAGCTGGAGCAGGTCAAGGCGAAGAACATGGACAAGGATGGTAAGAAGGAACTCATTGGAAAGGAAGAGGTCAAGTCAGTCCTAGGGCGATCGCCCGATTACTCTGACTCCCTGATGCTCAGGATGTTTCCATTGGTCAAGCACAAGACGCAGGACTTTAAGGATACCTACTCTTTCGTGTCATTCTAAATCAAGCCGTGGAAACGGTATATAATGTATGAACGAAATCACATTAAAAGACAGACTGTTCAACCTATTGGAGATCAAAGGTATCAGAGAACGGTTGGCATACCAGCAGGAACGATGGATAACATCCGGTAAGGACAACACGTGTCCTATGTGTGCTGACCTGGAAAACCTTGGATGGCTTCCGTTGGGCACTCTTCCACGTTACAAGCATGCACATTCTGAATTGGGTGAAGGCCGATGGAAAGCACCGGACAGCTCTTGTGGGTGTGTCAAGGGATATAAGCGTGCAGCAGGACCAAACCCAGGTCGTAAGCAATTGGAATACGTTCCAGGTTACGGTTGGATCGCAGTTGAGACAGGCCTAGCCACAGAAGCAAAGGAGAAGGTAAAAATAATAATGGCCAAGTACGAAGGTAAGTGTACTTGCAAAGGATAAGACATGACACTTAATCAACTGATCGCCTTATTCCAGGCTATAGGAAATGCGCACTACTTCATCAAGACCACTGAGTTCGGTGAGGTTCCTGATAAGGTGGATGCCAACACAGAGGATACAATATACCCTGCGTTCTACCAGGTTCCTACCAACACCATAACTAAGGACGCCTCAGTTGAGCGCTCCTATACATTGTTCGTGTGTGACCTGGTCGATCCCGGTCACGAGAACCTTAACGAGGTATTGTCTGACACTGAGCAGACCCTCAATGACATCCTCAAGGTGCTTCGTCAGGAGTCCTTCGACTACACGCTTATAAACGATCCTATACTGACACCATTCAAGGACGGGTTCGGTGACGCCGTTGCAGGTTGGTATGCGGAAGTAACAATAGAGACTGCTAACAACTCAGGATACTGTGACCTACCGATGATAGACTTTGGGTTTCCAGGCGGTGGTGGAACTCCGGGCTTTCCAGGCGACGGTGGATTTACATGTTCTGATCTCGCTAACTGCCCTACTATAGAGGTCATTGAGGAAACACTCATCGACTTACAGGAACAGATAGACAACCTGCCTCCAAGTGCACTTACATTGGATCAGGTGTTGAGTTATGGAAATTCAACTGGAAACCAGGTAATAACTGCTGGGACCAACCTATCCAACATACTCCAGGTTACCGACACCGTGATGGGTCTAAGCTGGAACGGGACGATAGGTGGAAACCTTACACTGGACGATTCTATTGGTACTTTATATCATGATACGTTAGCTCAGATAGAATCGCAAGGCATAGTAAAACTATTGGCAACTGGACGTATAGACATTGATGCACCGGTTATTAGATCTACGTTAGACGATGGATTCAACATAGCTAGGATTACTATCGATAAGAACCAGACAGTTTCCGACACATCTACCGATAACAACATTGTCATTATCGATAACATTTCTAGCAAAGGTATATCATATTTTGATGACTACTCTGCTAATTTTACAGACAATAGTTTAGTTACGAAGTTGTACGTGGACAACTTAACTCCAGCAACACCATCTTTACAGGACGTGATCGATGTCAGCCCAACGGTAACCAACTTACTCGCATCTTCCTTGGATGGAAACTCTTACTATGCAGTTAATAACGGTGAACTGGTGATGAGTGCGTATGACACTACAACGTCCTCGTTGAATATCAATGCGACAACTGGAAACTTCCTATACAGTGAGATTGCCAATACGTTGACATCTCCACTTACTACGGTTGTATCTAACCAGATAATTCTTACATCTACGGACAATGCTTCCGTGAACATAGTATCGCCTGCTGGATTCTTCTATCCTTCATTGAACTTCTTTAACCAGGGAACAAACTTACTTGGGCAGATCGTGACTGGGAAAC